TGCCACAGGTGTTAAATTTTGTCGTTGTATAAAATCCTGGTCATTTTCTCTAACATTAAATTTTTGGAGATATCTACGTGTAAAATCGTCGCCACCATTATACGTATCTCGCCACATATCCCAGAAACTTGAGTCTCTAAGATAATTAGGATGCCGTATATTTATGACTAATCTTTGTTGTGTATTCATTATAAAAATGCGCCAATACTACGGTTAGTTACGTAAGATGCCGCTAGTGGTAATGCTATTTCAGCGTATGTTTGGGCATGTGCAAAGTGATCGGGCCCCGTCTCGATATACCGAGCTTTAGGGTTTCCAGTCTCATCTTTAATGTACGTGCGTACCATTGACTTTATATGTTCTCTATATTCGTGTGAAACGTCTCTTGGTAACTCAATACGTTTTGTTTTGAACCGCCCTAGAGTTGCATCTAACCAGCCAGTGCGATCCACCGTGGCTATAGGTGTTCCCAACTCGTCTTCAGCTAATGAGATTTCCTTTCCTGACACTCCTCTACGATATCGGCACAGTGAGATATAGCCTGGAAAACGTCTAGCAAACCTCCGTGCATCATTCACATTAGGATCTGCATCAATCACACATCCCATCACTTGCCATTCACGCATTAGGGAATCCAGTTTATCATACTCCCCACCCAAAAACTTACCTTCCCACAGCAACTTTCCTTGAGCCACTACATTAAGGTCTGCACCCATCTCCTTCACTAACCACTCCATAATTACAATGTAGTTCCATTTACCCTGATCAATCCCCATCGTAATTAGTCGATGCCCGCCTACTTTTGGTCGGTCATCCTGCTTTGTGTGATTCCTTAAGCAACTATCTATATCCGAGTCTGATACTTGGGCTCCCTCCCCCATATACGGCTGACCAAGTTTTGAGTTTTGAAACTCACTTGCTGCCGCTTCGTCTCCTAGCCCACGATGATACGCTACTACAATGTCGCCGGGTGATACAGTATATGAATAAAGTTGATTGACATAAAAACTTCTATGACTTTGGTCACACTCCGTTGCAGTTGCATGCCATGCACCTGATGCTAGATAAACTGGCTTTTCTTTTTGCTCTAATTTATGCTTACACTCAATACACTTTAGATAGGATTCTTTACATCGTGGATCGTTTACGTGATCCCCAATAATTTCTACACTCTCAGGCCATACCAATTCGCTCCATCTATTACAGTGTGGGCACTTAAACGTCCAATGCTCTTGTGTACCTTGTAAAAATAACTTATGTATACCGTACTTTGGTATGGTTGGTGTTGATATACTCCAGACCCACTTCTCTACATGGCCACTTAAACGTTCGAGGGCCAACCAAATCTGCTTCTGATCCATTTCGTCAACTTCATCTAGTATCAGGGTTGATACTGGAATTGACTTTAGGTTACTATCTCCTCTGGAACCACGAATATAAAGATTAACCCCGCCTGCTTGTTTTAGACCAACAGTATTCGTATCTGTGAAGATTCCTTTCAAGTATGGGCTGTGCAGCAGTGCTGTACTGAATCTTGCCTTACTAAAATCTCCCGCATTAATACTTGTTGGAAGTACATATAAAACATCTTTTTTCAATACATCAACAGTATAAAATGCTCGATTGATCGCTACCTCAGTCACACCCATCTGTGCTGCCTTCATGGCTGTGTTAAATGGTGCAGACGAATCGCATATTGCACGACACCATGGATGGTAGGTAAAGCTGTATGGGCCTGGAAATGGCTCGCCCATTACTCGTCGATACTCAGACCATCTGGAGCAAGTTGTCAGTGTGCGACTACGCAAACCGTTGGAAATTGCCTCCTGGAATTCTCGTGCTAATTCGTCTCTCATTCATTATTTTAGAGGCTGTTTATGCTACAGACTCGCGGGGCGGTCGCCATTGCATTCAGCCTGCCAGCCTCATTTACTTGTCTTTTGGTGGTGGCTCTAAAAGCACCACCAAACTTAAAATTAACTTCAAAATTGTTGCCCAATTTTCTTTTAACCAAGTTCGAATTGCATCTAAATTCAAACCTTGTTTAGGGGCTATTGCCTCTATCTCGGCAAGTATGTTTACTCTATTCTCGTTATCGAGTCTCTTACGACGTGGGTGCCGCACTGCGGCCATAATCTGCTCATATTGGTCGCGTGTCAAAGCACCATCTTGTAAAGATTCTCTGGCTGCGCGACGTAAAAGATATTTGAATGGCATATTACCATATCCTATAATCAAGGTCATTCTTAAAAATACTGCGTATCTCGGCTTCGTCGACAACTCCCACCCACCGTTTTATTTCCTGTGTATCATTAAATATAATCAAGGTTGGTAGGGCTTCGATCTTATACTGAGTTGAAGTGTCCCGGTCATTTTTTGCATCGATAATTGTTATATCAAACTTATCTTCTTGTAACTTCGCAATGGTTGGTGCCATGACTCTGCACCCACCGCATACTTTTGACATAAAATATAATGCATTCATCTTCGTCTTAGCCACTTTAAAAGTCGCCTGCGTTTCTTTGGTTCTACAGCAACTGGGCCTGTGAGATCATAAGTTGGTGTCTCTATTCTCTTATCAACTGCGTCATTGACAATATCAGCTATCTCATTGACTTCTTTTTCCCAATCTACTGGTTTCTTCAAATACAGCGACAGGAAAATTGTCCGCAACCAAACTACAAATCTTCGAAATATTACCATAAGATATACGATTGTTTTGGATAGCCAGCATAACATGACAAAGCAATCGAGTCTCCTTGCTTACACATACGATCAATAACACTTGCATCAGCCCAAAACGAGCCATTAGGCTGATTGTGACGTTTTGGCCCTTGAATAAAGTCTCCCCAAGAGTTAATAATCACTCCACCGGGTCGTTTGTACGAATCATCAATGCCTGCTAAAAGCATACAGTGCATCCAAGGCTGTCGCCCTGGCGACAAGAAACCATCTTTATCTCGTCCATAGCGAGTATTGAATCCTTGACTGCTGCATAACGTAACTGGGTAGCCATTAAAAATACAATCTCGTGCTTCATCCCAACTCCGACACAGTGTTACACAGCCTACTGGATGAATTCTACAATATGATTCTAATGGATCTGGTACCCCACGGTATCCTAGTTCACTAGCCAAATCCCCGCTATAAGTTGTAAAATCCCAGTTTAGATACTTCTGACGCAGTAGAATCCCATATCGCTTCACGAATTCCGCAGCTACTGTTCCAGTCATACCATCGCCAGACCATCGCATACCGTATTCCTGGGCTGCAATCTCGACTCGTCCACCACCATAAATAATTTCAGTTGCTGCTTTTGCAACCCATTTCTGAGGTGATTTCCGTTTAATTATCTGGGTAGCAGTTAAAATGTCTACGCCTAAACCATAGCCATGGCTGACGCAATTGTGTACAGCGTAACCGTTTGCTAGAAAAGAGTTATCTTGGTCAACTTCTAGGCAGTATACGTAGCCATCTGTAATCTGTAAAAGTTCTTGTGATTTTATTTTCGGGCGTAGCCCTTGAATTAAAGCCACTAAATTTGATTCACAGCCGGAGACTTTCTCCCACTGCCCATCTGTGGTTAAAAATTGATGGTCTAGTGTCGATGTGACAGTGCTATCATATCCCTGGCAAGTGGTTTTAACCATATTGCCTGTATAAGGTTTGTGTATGATCCTGGTAACTTGTCGTGGTAAGCCGGTATGCGATATAACATAGTCGCCGACATTGACTTCTTGTATTGCTTTCTGCATCCCATCAGACATCGTAACCTGGGTGTCAACGGCAAAACAATCCCCAATAGCCTGCTCATGTGGTATAAGTTGACTACCCATGGCTTGCTCTAGAAATGGCCATAGCAACGCAATTTGTCCTTTTCCTGTTCCTCTAATATCTGCGTTAACTTGGCTTAGATATGGATTTTGGCTGCTACGAATAAACTCTGAGACTAGTCGTCTATTAAGCACCCAGCCAGCCTGAATCAGATTTCCTTGGTTTGCTGCTTCTATGTAGGCAACACTGGCTTCTTTAGCTTGAATTAGTTGTGGAAGCGATAGCCCAGCTGTTGCTAATCCTGCTAATTGAAGAAATGTACGCCTAAGCATGCTAGGTTCCTTATTTGGATACGACACTAAGTCCCTCGGCGATCTCCCCCCACATCTGAGCATGTTGAGCTGGAGTCACAAGTTCACCTGCTTCTGCTTGTGTTCGCATCTCCTTTTGGAGTTGTTCCATGAATGGGACCCACAGTGTTAGTGAATCCCCTAGTGCGCTTCGATTTGAATTCTTTGTTTCTTCGATAATCAGTTCAGCAGTGTCTAGAGTTCCGGCAACAATTTGAGACTTGACACTGGAAAAACTAGTTGCTAATTTGCCAGCTTCTGCCTTCTTATTTGGAGATGATACAAGACTTGACCATTCTATAACTTTACCTTTTAAGCCAGAGGCTGGGCTGGGTGGGGTGGGAGGACCTGGAGGTGGCGGTACATTATCATCTGAGGTTACGGTGAGTTTTTGAACCTTAACGTCAACGTCATTGTCGTTGGCACAAGCAACTATGAAGGTATACTCTCCGGCTATTCCAGTGGCAAATACGACTTTCCG